ACCTCAAACTTACCAGAGGCGGGGTTAAAGGTAGCAGTTTCAGGGATAGCAGGTTCCATTGCCTTAGCAACACTACTCTCCTCAGCAGCCGCAACATCGTCAACAGCTTTAGCAGGATCAGGTGAGCCAACAATCTTAGCCGCATCAGCCTCAACCTTGGTAGGCGCTTGAGCTTTACCGAGCAGCTTACCAACCAAACCACCCAAGCCAGCACCGAGACCAGCGCCAGCCACAACATTTAACACACGGCTATCACCGAACTCTTCGTAAACAGGGTCAACAGCGCCCCCTAGAGCACCCGCAGTAGCACCACGAAGAGCACCAGTAGTGACCGCCCCACCAATTGACAAAGGCTTCAAGATGGCAATAGGGAGGGTTACAGGGTCAAGGGCAGAACCTACTAACAAACCAGCCCAACCAGCTACTGGGTTAGTTTCAAGCATCATACGTTGTCGACGCTCTTGTTCTAAGTCAGCCTCTTCGTTGATAGAGATGAAGTCATTCTCAGGCAACATTCCTACTAAACCACGAGCAAAGCTAGAGAAACCTCGACCTGCCTCTTCTATAAAGGTCTCTGCACTTCCGAAGCCTTCCCCTGAGAGATAACGCTTAGCATCATCACTCAAGTCAGCATACCTTTTCTCTTGGAATGCCTTATAGTCTTCTTCTGTTAACAAGTCAAGATTTACTGTTGCCATTATTTTCTTTCTATTTTAGCCTGCATCTCTGCCAACTTAGCTTGGTTAGCCCGTAAGGATTTATCAACTTGCGCTGTACTCTTACCTTGCTTTTGTAGCCGTTGACGCTCTTGAAGTAGGAATTTACGATTCTCTACCAACTGCTTAACTTCATCCTTTTTAGGGAATTGCATTGGTCTCTCATCAGCTGGTGGCATCGCTTCAGGTTCAGCGCCTACCAAACCACCACCTTCATCACGTGGCTTTAGTTTAGGTAGAGGGATTGTTTTAGCAATTTCATTTTGAATTGGCTTACCAATCTCTACTGTGCCTCTACTCTCTTTTTTAGCGCCTTGTTGCCCCGCCATAGGTGGTGCTGGAGTGCGTTTACCTTCATTCCCGTAGTTGCTCTCATCGGCTTCCTGAGTACCCCACTTAACCCACTCACCTCTTTTATTTTTCTTGTAGGTAACCATGACTTGCTTCTTAATAGGATTACCCCATGTATCAGTAGAGTCAATAAGTTCGTACACATTTTTAGTTTCATCCGCAGCCGCAGTGTCAGCCTTTGTTATTTCAGCCGCTTTATCAGCAGCTTTCTGAGCTTGTTCCGGGTATTTAGCTGATAACGCTTGGGCAAGTTTAGTGTAGAAGGCAGCCGATGTTGTCGTACCTACCTCCAAAGCAACCTGAGAAAAGATATTCTTAATTTCATTCATTTGCTGCATACGGGGGTCGGAAGCGCCTACACCACCTCCAGCGATAACATCCCCTAACGTATCTGCCATCCCTCCAGCAGCTTGGACGATACCGCCGTATTTACCATAACCACTACCTAAAGCTTGGTTAGCTTGTTGCCGCTGCTGGATAATGTTACCCAACACATCTTGTTCGCCACTTGAAAACATCCCTGCCATATTTATCCCCTTGTTAACTATTTAAAACCATTCCCATTCCCAAGATTGTACCTCGCTCCAAGCATCCTCAATGAAATTAGTATCATCGCCTACTTCACCTGCTAGAGCTGCTGTCCAATCTTTCTCGAACTGAGCATCAGTATCAAATATCCTACCGATGGTGTCAAAACCTGCGGCAGCGGCAGCGGAACCTAACAGATCAGCTGCTTTACCTAGGACAACACCAGCAGCATCAACTAAGTTTTCTCCTACTTTCCTAATCCCTTGACCCAGTAGATCAGCAGCCAGTGAAGCGGGGCTTGAACTTGTGTTAACAGCTTTAAGGATAGAATCATACTGTTTAGTACGTGTGGCAGCAGCAGCACTCTCAGCCGTAAGGCGCTCTTGCAAACCAGCACCCACTGTGCCAGCAAACAAAGTCCCTTGTTTATATGCTGTGTCAGCCGCTTGTTGACCAAGTGTACCAGACGCTTGAAGTTGTTGCAACTGAGCAGCAGCCGGAGCCAATGCTTGTTGTTGTAACATACCAGCTTGACTGATTTGTTTACCTTGCAAGTCCAACGGCAGGTTAGCAGCGGAAGCGCCAATGTTAAACAACCCTTGAGTATTCGCAATGTCTCCCGACTTTAGAGCCTGTTGTTGTGCCGCTAAAAGAGATGTAGCATTACCCAGACCCAACGCACGAGCCTGTTGTGATGTCGCCATCTGCTCAGCTTGGGACATGCTATTAAAGGCATCAGCAGCTTGTTGCTCCTGTATCGCCTTAGCCATCGCAAGCTGTTCAGGTGTACCACCATAAGCGGCAGTCGTAGTCCCTAAACGACCCTGAGCACGTAAGCGGTTCTCAAGCTCAAGCTGTTGACGCTGTTGAGCAGGTGTTCGCATAGCCTGTTGCTGTTGGAACAACTGATTAGCCATGTCAGTGGTAGAACCACCAAGCATACCTGTCATCCCCTGAGCAGCAGTGCCGTAACCAGCCCGCAGAGCAGCTAAATCTTCCTGCCCAGCCCCTATCTGCCCCAACTGTGTTTGAGCGCCTGTGAGTGCCCCTTGAGTCAATGCTGAGGTATTAGGTAACCCAGAGAAGTCATACAATTTACGTTGTGCTGCGGTTGCTGCGTCTACGTTAGATTGCATACCCGGTGTTAACGCCGATGAGATAGAACCATCAGGGTTAACTCTTGTTGTCCCTAGTGAACTAGTTAGTGTGTAGGGGTTAAACTGAATGTTTTGGCTTGATACTCTAGCTAAATCTGTGTAATCTTTTAACCCGGCCTCACCTAAAGATTGGAGGCGACCTACGGCTTCGTTAATACCAGCAGCAGTTAAAGCACCTTGAACACCACCTGCGGCTCCACTACCCAACAAAGTTAACCAATCCTCTGTCTTATAAGACCCAGAACCGGGGATTGGAGTAGGTGTAAAGGTTGGTTGAGTAGGCGCTGGTGTTGTTGGAATAGGCGCTGGTGTTGTTGGAATAGGCGCTGGTGTTGTTGCTCCTGATCGCTGCATAGCCAATTCAGGAGCAGCCGCTACAGTAAATGTAGCAATCTCGCCGGGGTCAATCTCATTACCAAAAATATTTGTCCAATAAGCATAACCCTCAGGGTCTGCCGTTCGAGCATCAGGTCTACCTAAAATACTGGCGTATAAGTCGTCAACTGTCTGAATAGCCATTAGTATGTTCCCCCGTTAATAGTAGCGCCATCGATAGTAGGAATAGTAGCCGTACCTGTGAAGGTAGGGGAAGCCTTGTCTGCCTTACTGTTAACTGCTGTTGCTAGGGCATTGAACTCTACATCAAACTCAGCACCCCTCACAATCTTATTTGTATTACCACTAGGGAGCGTGTCCTTAGCAGTAAAGTTAGTCGTCTTCGTATATGAACTCATACAGTTCTCCCACCTTTAACAAAAATATCCATCTGTTGTACTGAAAGAGGAGAACCATCAATATTCGCCTCAACCCCTAATTGAAATACTCTACCTGTTTTAGAGAGTGTTAACCCTTTTCTGTTAATGGTAGAACCCGGTGCATATTCGCTAATCCCATATTCCCCAACACCATAAAAGCTTGTTGAAGAGTTAATGAATGAGAATACTTTTGATGCGTAGTTAGACCCATAATCAACATCCCACTTAACAGCAATATTAGTAGCTGCACCACCAATAAACATTAAGGAGACATCCTTCAGAATCTTGAGTGTTGCTGGAGACCCTGCATCCAAGTAAGTTGTATAGTAGGACATAGTGTAAGGTAACCCATTGTCCTGATAACCAATGTACTGACTAACACGTAAATTAGTACCCAGATATAACTTACGATCACGGGTAACAGAGAACGCTGAATAAGTAACACCTGACCATGTTGTAACCCTGAACGATCCGTCTTCCAGTGCTGACCTAATGTCGAAGCACCAAATCTTTTCTAAGGAAGGGATTGTTAAGAGGTAGAATGCTTCTTTCTCAAAGTAGGCACTTTTAATATCATCAGTCTCAGCTGCTATCTCGTCTAACAACTGGTCTCGTACATTCCTAGATAAGTCACGCATTGGCGCACTCTTCTCTTGAATTGTGCGACCTAAGCTGCGTAAGCCTACGTCTGAAAGGAATAGAATATCTGAACCAATATCCTGTACAGTATCACGAGCAATACAGCCGATACCGTCAATAATATCTAATACAGCCATTGTTGAAGGCTCTTGTGCGCCTCCATATATTATAACAGATTTTTTACAGAATACAACAAGATTTCCGTTAAAAGCTGCTAAATGTGTAATTTCATCAGTTCCGTTGGTAAATACATTTTCTAAGTCAATGGAACCTGCTGTACCTGTGTCAAAGCTAGTACCGATTAAGGTGTCACTCCAGTATACGGTTGTTTTGTTTAAGTTGGTACGTGCCATCCAGATACGACCAAAGGCACTTAAACCAACACCAGCTTGAGTAACACCCGGAGGCATTGCCCCAAAACTACTCATGTCAACCCAGCCTGTAGCCCCTACTATGTCATTAACGACAGGCATGTGGTTCTCGTGAAAGAAGTAAACATTGCCGTTAAAACTCATTGGCTGCCAGTTAGCATCAGGCGGTGGTGATAAATCAGTGTGCTCAAGGGTAACCACACCTGTATCGGTCGCTAAACTGTAAAATGAATCTCCACCTGCGAAGAAAAGCTCAGTGGTACTATCTTTGTTAACATGCTCGTGGATACACTTAACAGTACCAGCTGCATCCGTGGTTGACTTATATGTATACCCTTTTCTAGCGCCAACCCTACCGTAAGTATCAATAACAGCGTTGTCAGCTACCAGTGCAAAGTTTTGTTGTACGTTAACCGAAGCTTCCTGTGTGTTTAAACCAAAGAAGCCCGGTGCTGCGAGTGAGATTGGGGTTAAGGGTGAAGCTGCCATTATACTGTGTACCAGACTGTATCTTCAGGGAATCGTCCAGCTTCTACAGCAATCTCGTCTGCTAATGCACTGCGATATAGGGTGTATTGGTCGTTACTCAGTCGACCTCCGTCTTCACCACGCTCACTGATAGCACGAGCAAGAGCACCTTGGATAACTGGTTCTGAAGGGATTAAAAGGGTATCATTATTTGCAACCAAGTCTTCTTGGGGGATAATGACGTTAAACCGCAGGGTGTACACATTGTCTGGGATTGGGTAGACATCTACCATCGAATCACCATTGATGTTAACACCGTTGAAACTGTAAAAGTTAGGAATACCGGGTGTAACAGGACTCAGGTAATACTTGTTCATCCATGATACACTGCGTTGCTGTAACTCAAAGTCAGAGGTATCGTTCCCTACATCAAGCACGCGGAAGCGAGTTCCACTGCCATCCAGTGAGTAGCTAAATACGTTAGGTGATGTATTCAGAATTAAGGTTGCCGCTAAAGCATTCCAGTTCCAAGCTGTTTCACATTCTTTTTTAACACTGTTGACATACTCACCAATTAGTTTTGAGTAGTCATTCTCGTTAACATCTGTAACCTCATCTTGGCGCAACCTGCGTAATACAGCATTTATAAGTTGTAAGTATGTCATTTTTATCCTTAGTCAGCCATGAAAGGCACTGTATTCTCTTTGTACAAATCAAACGTTAACATAACACTTTGTGTAGCCCCCGCTTCAGGCGTAACAACAAACTTGTCACCGCTTTGCATAATAATAGACCCGCTAGAGAATTGAATGAAGCTGTGTGAAGCCATCGGGTATGTATCAATGATATAAATCTTATGGGCTGTGTTATGAGCGTGTTCCCAGTAAGCTGTTGTGGTCTTGTTGTTAGCGTCGAGGTTAGAGATGAATAACAATGAAACTTCAGCTTTATACCCGACTGGGACTGTTAACACTGTGTTAGCCGTTCCTGCTACCAGTTGTAAACCTACTGTATGTTTCATTTTTTACTCTTGTTAGTCTTAGCTCGTTGGTTACGCTCAGGTAGCTTACGACCAGCCTTGCTCATAGCGATAGCGATTGCTTGCTTTTGTGGGCGACCCTCTTTAACCAGCATACTGATATTTGAGCTGACAGCTTTGTCGCTCTTACCCTTCTTCAATGGCATATTAACCACCCTTCATATCAATCATTAACACAATGAGCCACCAGATAGCG